TGTGTCTCGCTGTCTGAACCATTAGAAAAAGTAGCGCTCGTACAAATGTACTAGCGCTACAGTCGAACAGATTTACGTATGATATTTCTCACACTGTGATTATTCTCACTCACCTGTACGCCGCCGCTCTGCGCCGTACCACCTGCCACCCGGCAAGGCCGGTATACTGGGAAACACCTAGAGACTTAAGGTGCATATGGGCCTTAAGATATTCGCACGTGAGGAGATACCACATGCCCTTACTTCCCGAAGTTCCACCTGGCTATCGTAGGTGTCTTCGATGTCGAAAGCCTGTTCTAGAGTATAGCGCCAAGGGCAACCCCCGCCGGTACTGCTCTCGAACCTGCCAACTGGCTTACGTCCGCCGTAAGCAGCACCTTCGGCGGGCGCTTCGACGGTTGAACGGATTCACGGAGCTTACCCCGCAGCAGCGTATGAATTACAAGCGGTACACCCGCGAGTTGGCAGCGTGGGACGAAATGAACAGGAAGGATGGATTTTACTATGCCCGGCAAGGGGAATAACAAGAGCACCCGCAGCAAACGCGGCCAGTACGAATTGGTGCAGACTACGGTCATGGAGTTCACTCCCACCGCGCAGCCAGAGCTGCCGGACGGTATCGAGTGGCACGCACTGACGATAGAGTATTGGAAGTCCCTCGGCGAACAGCCGACCATGCAGAGCCTTACCCGCACCCAATGGCTTACCGCCATCGCTACATTGGCTGTGCCGTACAACGAACTGATGATGAAGGCTGAGGGCGGCGTGTCTACGCTACGGTCTTCTGAGGTGCTCACGGCCAACTCTAAAGAGTTCCTCATATCTCCTAAGTCTGTATCCGCAGCCAAGATTGAGCTGCTTACTGGGGCTGAGATTCAGCAACGGCTAGAGGCCAACATGCCGAAGGCCCCGACGCGCACGCTGCAGCGTTCTAGTGCCTACGATCAGCTGCGCATCGAGGAGTAGCAGTGCAGGATATGTTCGCTGATGCCCCTGTAGCCGCAGGCTTCAAGCCAAGGTACCCCGGCGAGATGCCAACGCTGGGGTACCTTGCCCTGGACTGGATGACTACCTACCTGTCCCGGCCCACGGTCACCTACGATGCACCATTCCAGCCGACCCGTGAGCAGGCTGAGTTCCTCCTGAAGTGGTACCAGCTAGACCCCATCACTGGTGAGAGGACGTACCGGCGTGGTGTTATCCAGCGGAGCAAGGGGTGGGGTAAGTCACCCTTCCTCGCTGCCATTGCAGCATTCGAGGCGTTAGGCCCCTGCCGGTTTGCGGGATGGGATGCGAACGGGCGACCAGTGGGTATGCCGTGGAACGAGACCCGTAAGGTAGACATCTCCCTGCTGGCCGTCTCGGAAGAGCAGACAGCGAACGCCTTCGAGCCTATGAAGGAGATGATGTCCTCCGCCTCACTCGCCTACGAGTACCCTGAGGTGGAGGTGCTGGAGACGCAGATTCTCCTACCCTTCAACGGCAAGATTCGCCCACGTACTTCTTCGCCATCTTCCCTGGAGGGTAAGCCGGATTTGTTCACGATCGCCGACCAGACGGAGACCTGGTACCCGAACAATGGTGGCCGTGCCCTTGGCGCAGTGGCTAAGCGCAACCTGTCCAAGACCGACGGCACACTGTTGGAAGCCCCAAACGCTTTTGTGCCCGGCATGGGCTCTTTCGCCGAGGAGACGTGGAACGCTTGGCAGAAGGGTATGGCCGGGGAGACGTTCAGGAACAACATTCTGTACGATACCCGCGACTGGGGTAACCCAGACCTGAAAGACCCAGCAAGTATTATTCACGGCCTGGAGATAGCCTACGGGGATTCTCTACTCTCCCCCACCGGGTGCAAGATTCACACCCCGCCCTGCGGTATCGAAGGCTCACCCTACCCACCGGGGTGGGTGAAAATCAACGGCGTGCTGGATGACGTGTTCGATGCGGCAACGACCCTCTCGGACGCCTCCCGGTTCTTCGGGAATAAGCCCCACGCCGCAGCAGATGCGTTCCTGTCGATGGAGCAAGTTCAGGCCGCCACTCGAACCGACTTCGAGAAGGAGGGCATCGACCCACCTTCACGCACGGACGCGCTGGTGATAGGATTCGATGGTTCCTGGGGACGGTCGAAAGGCATCACGGACGCTACCGCCATTGTGGCGATGCGTGTTAGCGACGGCCTGGCGTGGGCTATCAAGGTGTGGGAGCAGCCGGACACAGCGGAGGGCCGCGCCTGGGAACCGCCCCGGCAAGAGATTGATGCGAAGATGAAAGAGGCTATCGAGAAGCTGAACGTCGTAGATGGGTTATTTGACCCCTCCGGCTGGGAGACGATGGTCGCTGAGTGGGAGGCGCTTATCAAGAAGAAGCGCGCTCAGCGCCGGGCCTGGAACCGTGACATCGACTCAGTACGCGGGTACGGCCTGATGTCGTGGCGCGGCAACCAACTCAAGGCGGTAGCTCAGGCGACAAGCACCCTGCGCACTGCGATTATCGAGGGTGAAGTGATGCTCACCGGCTCGCCAGTACTGACCCGCCACCTGCTCAACGCACAGTACCGAGAGACGAAGCAGGGCCGGATTATGTACAAGGAGTCCCCTAGCTCGCACCGAAAGATCGATGCGGCATACGCGCTGATGTTGGCTCACCAGTCACGCCTGCGGGTACTGGCGAAGGGGAACGCCCGAGGAACTGCTACCGGCACGTCCGGCCCGCAAAGGATACGATAGATACAACGACGTAAGGAGATTTCATGGCTTTAGATCAAACCCTGCTGGATACCCCCGGCAGTGACGAATGGTGGGTGAAGCGCCTGGCCGGTATTATCGCCTCCCGCACGTACCACATCCAGCGCATGATGGCGTGGTATGCAGGTGACGCACCCGAGCCGGATTTGGATGCGGTCAAGGATGCGAACACCCGCAATGCGTACAAGAACCTGGTGCGCATCTCCCGGCTCAACCTAGCCTCCCTGCTGGTGGACGCGCGCCTGCCTCGTATGCGGATCAACGGCGTGCGCACCGGCGCGGATAACTCGGAGGATGGCGACGATATTGTGCGCGACATTATCCAGGCGGAGAACCTGCGCACTAAGCTGAACTACGCCTGGCGTGACGCGCTGGTGACGGGCCGTGGGTACATCGTGCGCACCACGGAGGGGCTGATGCACTCCTCAGTGCGGAACACCGCGTGCGTGACGGACGCACACGGAAACGTCGCGGCGGCCTTGACAGTGTATGTGGACGAAATGACGCAGGAAAGCGTCATGCTTCTGGCCCGCCCTGGGTATGTGCGTGAGGCGCGCGCCAACGACCTGAACGCTACACTACCGAACACCCGGCACAACGTGTGGGCGGCCCCAGGCGATAAGGTGCCGAACACCTGGAACCTCATCCCCGGCAGCTGGGATATGGGCGCTCCCCAGAACACCGGCATGGATTCGGTGCCTGTCTATGAGTTCTCACTCGATAAGGGCATCATCTCCAAGCACGAGAACACGCTGCTGCGCATCAACCACATGACGCTCCAACGCGGCGTGATGTTCGCCACCCAAGCGTTCAAGCAGCAGGGTATCGAGAATGCCCCGATGTACGACGAGAACAATAACAAGATTGAGTACTCGGCGGACGCCTTCCGGCTAGAACCCGGCGCGCTGTGGACTCTACCGATGGGCGCTAAGTTCTGGGAGTCCTCAGCGGTGGATGTTGGCCCGCTGCAGAACGCGATCAATAGTGAAATTCGTGAGCTTGCCGCCGAGTCACGCACACCGCTGTTCATGGTGAGTCCCAGCGATGGCGGCAATTCTGCTGAGGGTGCTCTGACGCAGCGTGAGCCTCTGCTGTTCGATATTGAGTCTCTGGAGGATTCGTTCACGGCCACACTCAAGCGTATGTTCTCTGATGCCCTGCACGCAGAAGGTGAGGGCGAAGACCGCGCCGACCCAGCGAAGATGATTATCGATTGGGTAGACCCCCGGCGTGCATCGGCTACCGAGCGCGCTGCCTCCGTGGCAACGGCCACCGGCGCAGGTGTTCCACTGGCGTTTGCGTTGAAGAAGTTCGGAGGCTTCACCCCGGAAGAGGTGGAGGAGGCTACCCGTGAGAGTGGGCTGAACAAGCTGGTGGATACGCTGTCATCCCAAGCTTCAGCAGCAGAGAACATCACTAACCCCTACGGCGCGGTGACCCCCGGCCAGGAGGAAGCTCCGGCTCAGCCAGACCAGAAGCTTATCGACACAACGGTGAACTTGACCCCTGAGGGGAACCGTCAGCAGCAACAGATAGCTAACGCGAAGCGACCCAGCAAGGAGTAAACCATGCCTACGATGGGCGATGTTGCTAACGCCAAGTCGGAGCGTACACGCTCACTGGTGGATGCGTTGATTACCTGGCTGTTCAATATCTGGGAGTCGCAGAGTGACTTCTCGGATGCCGGGGTCGCCGCGATAGTGGATGAAACGGTCTCCGCTGTTGAGGCGGCCTTGGTACGCGCCCGGCAAGAGGAGGATGCATATCAGCAGGTAGTCCTCAAGGCCATGGGCAAAGACCTACCGTCTGACCTACCCCCAGCCAACATGGAGTTGTACCCGAGGCAGGATAAGATACCGGAGGATGTATGGTCGCGCCCGGCGAGGGTGTACCAGCGCGCACGCCGTGATGGTAAGTCCCCGGCTGAGGCGAAGCTGCAGGCTCTCAAGCGGGTGAGCCGTCTGGCAGAGGATGATATTAAACTGGCACAGCGTGAGAGGGCCTCTCGTATCCTTGGCGGCGCGGAGCCGCAGGGTGTGCTGGGGTACCGGCGTATCATTCACCCGGAACTTTCACGAACTGGCACCTGCGGCCTGTGTATCGTGGCGGCTGACCGCATCTACAGTGTGAAGGAGCTGTACCCACTGCACGATAACTGCAAGTGCGAGGTACTGCCCATTACCTCTGAGCATGACCCCGGCCTGCACCTGAACCGGCAAGACCTGGACGAGATATACCGCATCGCCGGTGGCACCTCTGCCTCGAAGCTATCGAATACTCGCCTGGCAGATTTCGTGTCAAAGGAGAAGGGGCCACGCATCGCGCACTGGTCTGACGAGTTCTCGGACGGTATCGCGCAGAGGGACAGGCAGTACCAGGTAGCCCCAGAGGACGCGCAGCGATACTCCGAGGTCTCGGACGCAGCACGTATGGTGCGTCGCGCCCGCAGGTCTCAGTCGGATTTGAGGCGGCGCGGAACCAAGCAGTCCCGCAAACGCGAGTCGGTTCTCGAGAGTGTCATCAAGTACTGGGAGGCACAGGCACCAGCAGAGGAGCGCGCCGCATGATTCGGCTAGTGACCGGCCCGCCGGGTGCGGGCAAAACCACATATGTTAAATCTCACGCTAAGCCCGCGGATGCTATTATAGACCTAGATTTACTGCGTGATTTCGCGGGCGGAGACGCAACGTTAGCCGCTAGGATTCGCGCAGCAATGGAAAAACAGATGGGGAAGTCTACCCGCGATGTCTGGGTAGTGCGTACTCTTATCGACCCACGCGACCGCGAGCACTTTATTCGTCGGCACAACGTAGCCGAGGTAATCGAGGTGCGCGCGTCTCGAGAAACGTTGGTCGAAAGGGCGCGTCTGAGGAACAGTCCCCCAGATGTATATTCCGCGATTGATAAATGGCTTCAACTCAACCCCGGCACGGGGTTGAGTGGTAGCGAAGAAAGGTAGAAGCTAATGGGCGACGTGCAGCTGAGCACTCCCGCAGAAGCCCCCGCAACGGAGGCTGATGAAAAGAACACCCCCGAGGTTACTCTGAATGAGCATGGGTACCCGGCTAACACTCCTGTGGCTGAAATGTCCGCAGAGCACCAGGCCGCGTACTACAAGCACCACTCCCGCCTGTGGGAGTCACGTGCGAAGGAGAACCGGAACACCGCAGAACGCTTGCGACAAGAGCAGGCGAACGCTCCGGTGAAAGACCAGACCGACGAGGTGAACTCCCTCCGTCAGCAGATTGAGTCCCTGCGTGCACAGCAGGACGATGAACGTTTCAGCATGGCGTTCTCTTCGGCTGTGAAGCAGGCGAACGCGCCGCACCTGGAGCCTCTGAAATCCACGCTGAACCGTGACATGTTCCGGGATGACGACGGTCGGATTGATACAGCCAAGGTTGCTGAGTACGTCAGCTCCCTAGCGCCTACCAACGCAGTACCCCAGCAGCCCGCAGCTGCACCCGGCTTGCCGGTGGGTTTCTCGCAGAAAACTACCCCCGAAAAGGGGAGCGCAGCGGCAGGGCATGAGCTCTACGCGAACTATAAGAAAAACAACCCTGTAAACTTCTAGGAGTTTCGATGCTTGACATCACTCAGAAGAAAGTCGCGCTGAACTCCCCGGCGTGGCTCGCATCTTCGCACGGCGTGGAGAACGCCCAGACCTTCCTGTTTGACCCCGCAGACTATGCGGATATTGTCAAGATTTACGGCGGTATCCCAAGCGGTTACCCGGTAAAGATTGAGGATGGCGTAGCTAAGCCCATCTCCGATACCACTGCCCCCGAGGGCTTCGTTCTGTGGGATCAGTCCGGCAAGGGCGGCAAGACCGCTGTAGCCATACTGGTTCACGGCATCATCCAGACCAACGCTCTGCCTAAGCTTGTCAATGGCGCAACGCAGAGCGACTTCACCAAACCGGCCACCCCCGGCCTGTTCCGCTACCTCTAAGGAGAACTATAAATGGCTGAGATTTGGTATGACGCGATTGACCCGCTGACTCTTACCTACGCCTCCCGCGATTACGCGCGGGAATACCAGGAGAAGCAGCGCCAGGATTCGCACCTGTCGTCCTACCTGCCGAACTTCAACGCAGACGACGCTAAGGTGTCGCTGGACGTGCTGGATACCCAGCGCCCCACTATCGCACTGAACCGTGCGTGGGATGCTGAGCCTGCACAGGGTGAGACTCTGCAGTCCGGGCACATGACCTTCAAGCTGCCCCCGCTGACGAAGAAAATCGCTCTGTCGGAGTTCCAGAAGTACGTCGCCCGCACCGGCAAGCCTGGTACTGAGGCGGTACAGGAGAAGGTTCTCGGGGCCGCTTTCCGTGCTGTTCGCGCGATTGATGACGCACTGGAGTTCCAGCGCGGCCAGGTGCTCACCACCGGCAAGACCGTTCTATCCTTCCCTGGCGGGCACACCCTCGAGAACGACTGGGGCCGTGACGCTTCCATGAGCGTTACCGCTGCAACCCAGTGGAGCGACCCCGACCTGAACATTGTCGAGGAACTGCGCAAGTACGTTGAGCTGTACGAGGATAAGAACAACATCACCCCCGGCGTGCTGCTGGTCTCCCGTCAGATTGCTACCGCTGTTGCGAACAACAAGCGTATGGCGCTCCAGGGCCTCAACGGCCTGTACAGCGCAGCTACTCTGGATCAGGTGAACGCTCACCTGGGTGCTTACGGCTTGCCGACCATGCGCGTGTACAACCGCAAGATTCGCAACACTGCAGGTCAGGATGTTCCGGTGCTCGACCCGAAGAACATCTACCTGCTGCCTGCGGAGAACACCTACGATTTGGGCGCTACCTTCATGGCCCCGACCGAAGCCGCACTAGACCTCGGCTGGCCTCTGTCGGATGCAGCAGGCATCTATGTGGGTGCCTACAAGAACACTGAGGTGCCGGTGATTGCATCGGTGACCGCAGACGCTCTGGCCGCTCCGGCCCTGGCTAACCCGAACATGGCGTTTACCGCTAAGGTTCTGAGCTAGGAGGAAACGTGATAGCACGCAATACACTGGTTTTACCCGGCAAGTCCCCGGCTAAGCCGTACTGCCTTATCCACGAGGGTGAGGAGATACCGGATGAGCTTCAACACCACGTGACAAACCCAGATGCTTTTATTCCTAAGGAGGAATACGAAGCGCGGGTTGCTAAGGAGCAGGAACCCGTTGAGGAACCAGCCACCGAGGAGCAGGAACCCACTGAGGAACCTGCCGCCGAAGAGGTTGTTGAGGAAGACCCTCAGGACGAGGAGCCGGACGAGGACGAAGGTCTGCTGCCCACCGGCAAGAAGACCACCCGTAAACGCTCCACTAGCCGGGCCAAGAAGTAGTCGAAGGAACCCCCATGAGCATGATTAGTATTCAGGTGTCGGAGATTCACGATGCGTTGGACGGGATGCATACAGACCGTTCGGACACGTTCCTGCAAGGGAAGATTCTCGATGCCATTGCCGCGCTCATGGGGGTTTGCCCTGTCGCTAAAGTGCTGTTGGAGTCCCCCGAGCCGTTGAGCTTCATGAATGAGCGGAATATTCGTTCTGCCATTATCAACGCCGTGGTTCGAGTAGCCCGTGACGACGGCTCAGGATTCAAGTCCGAGCGAGAGAGCGCCTACGAGTACACGCGTGACCCGCTCTCCACATCCCCGAACATCTGGTTTACCGACAAGGAGCTGGGTGCTATCGGGTGTACTAAGCGCGCCGGTGTTATCGGAACGATAGGCCCGCGCCTGAGCACTCCGTTCGGGTCGCCGAATTATGGGGTGTGCTACGAGTGACACTCATAACAAACCCACGGCATGAAGTTCTGATTTTCCCCGCGAAACATGCTGTAGGCCGTGACGGCGGCACGGAACTGACGTGGGGAGAACCCGTAAAGGTGAAGGGGAACCTCCAGCCGGTCGCTAGTGATAACCTGAACCGAACATCATCAGTGCGTGATGAATACTACGGTGAGACGGTATCCACCACGGCTATCTTCAACATGGCACCCGGCACGCTGGATCGGGTATCAGCAGCTCTCCCGGCTGACGAGCGAGAGGGTTTCCCCATAGATGCCTTAGTGGTGTTCTACCCTGGGGCCTTCCTACGTCAGCCTCACGGCACGAAAGCCCCGGCTAATATACGTCCTTTCGTATATACGTCCACCTCCCGCGAGGTTATATTCCGTATGGGGATTAGGACTCAGCATGACCGTATGATTCTCTCCCGAGGAAACGACATCCAACGTTCATTCCTTGAGGGGAAAATATAATGAAGCAGGGCGGGATTGAGCTGTACGACGACAACGCCCAGCACGTCGCCTCGTACATTTCCTTGCGTACTATGGTGTTGGATTCCCTGGCGCACACCATAATGGCATCCGCAAAGGCCGCTGCTGAGCCATACCGGAAGTCTCTAGGGGATTCCTACGTGGACCACTTCGGTGTGGGCCGCGCCCTCTACACAGGCCGCCAACGTCACCGTAAGTGGCCGGTGATGGATCGCATCGTGTACAACGACCACTACGCGGCGCACATCGTCGAGTTGGGTATCGGCAAGGACGTTATCACGTTCAGCAATGGTCGCAGCCAGAGGGTGACGGAGTTCCAACGCGGGCACTTCTTCCTGGTCGGCGCAGCGGCACAGGCCGTGTCTCTCCGTGCAGCATTTAGGCCGCCTCCAGCGGTACGTAAAGCAAACTGGAACAAGCTAGTCGCAGAGGCAGGGGTCGGCGAGGCCACAGGATTCAGGCACCCATTAGGAGGTAACGGTCTCTCATGACGTTATTCAACCCATACACATGGACGCAGCAGATGCTTGAGCCGCACTTCCCACCCGGCCAAGTGCTCAAGGATGTTACGGCGCAGAAGCTGCCGGAACGGTTCATACAACACCACGTGATGTATGGCTCTGACGACCTAGCCGCTGCTGAGCGTGGCCTGAGGCAAATCAAGTACAACATTCGACTGCGCGTGTACGCTGAGAATTCGGCTGCGGCTTATGAGATGTCCATGAAGGCCCTTGGGTACCTGGAGCAGGCGGTACATGAGCAGCGCGAAGTGGACGGCGCGCGGGCTATCGCCTTTGATGTTGGGCAGGTTCCCATCGAGAACTTCAAGGTGACCGCCGTTAAGACGGTTCACGGAGCGCAGTTCGATTGCACGTTCGCAGTGCAGTTCCTTTTGACTCCCCAACAGACGTTCGGGGATGCCGTGAAATGGTAGAATGAAACCACGCCCACCGGCGTGTAATTGATAGATAGGATGATTTATGGCTCTCCACGAAGGGTACAATTCCGCAGAGGTCATCGGCGTTCAGTGGGCGACGATCTGGTTCCCGAAGACTGGTAATTTCGCCCTCCCCCAGTCCCTTGCCAACTTTGACCCGCAGAAACCCGAAACCTACCCCGCAGCTTGGGCACCCATCGGCCTGACCTCGGCAGAGTCCCTGCCGAAGCCTACCACTGACGGCGGCGACGCTCAGGTGCTCAACACCGCTGAGCTGCCCAGTGTTATCAGCATTAAGGGTGTCACCACCACCAAGCTTGAGTTCACCGTTCACTCGCTGAACGAGAAGACCCTGCAGATGGCGTGGGGCGGCGGCAAGGCTACCTCGCTGATTGAGATTGGTACTGACGCTTTGAAGGCTAAGGCCCAGGAGCTAAACTTCAACGCAGCTGACATGGAAACTTCTGCGTGGATGATTTACTCGGGCGGCGGCAAGACTCTCAGCCTGTACTTCCCGCGTATCAGCGTCAGCTCCAAGACCTTCAGTGAAATTTCTCTGCAGGGCCTCTTCGCTATTCCGTTCGCTGGCACGGCTCTCGCGCCTACTGCTGAGCAGGCGAAGCAGTTGAAGACCTCCGCATCCGGCTTGGTTATCCTTCCGTAAGCAGC